GCGAATTCAAACTTTGGATATTTTGGATTGTCAAAGTTGTAATTGATAAGGTTCGGTATTAAATAGCTGGTTATATGTTCCTCAAGCCCCTTAACGACGCTTTTGAGCGCCATAATAAACATATCGCTTTGGTCAGTCGATAGCGCCCACGAGCCACTAGAACTACCAGTGCCGAGCATTAAGAAATGAGCAAGCACTGAACGTGCCATTTCGGCGTTGTGGTGGTTTATTAGGGCCATAACATCAAACTTTCCGTTCGATAGGTTAACATTAGCCAAATCATATCCATCGGGCAACACAGTGGCGCTATTGACGCCAACGAGGTTGTTTAATGCTGATGCTACGTTATCCATTTGGTCTTGCTTTGCATTTTTAGGAGCTGTGGCTACTTTTGGCGGAATACTTAGCGCCTGTGCGGCCAAACGGCCCAAATAATACAACTTTCGTTTTTCGTCGTAATGTGAATATGCGGCAATAAACGCGGATTCGCCAAATATCGGGTTCATTTCTTTACCGAAAGTGTACAAGAAACAACGCTCGACTGGTATAACAACCTCTCGATAATCGCTGCCAAACATAGCGGTTTGTTTTGCGCCGTTGAAACCACCACGATCATCAACACGAATAGTTAGCGTTTGATTGTCGCGCGGTGCAATTTTGCTATAAACTACTTTGCCCTGTGGGTTGATAGTATAAACTAATTCAAATAAACGATAGCCTTCAAGAATAGCACGTAGCATATCAGCAATAACTAGACTCATTGGCGTAGACATTCCGCCTTTGTGTGGTGGTAGTGTCAAAGCCTCCCATACAAAATTAGCCTGTTCTTCGTCTGTATCGTCTGGATCAGCCTTAATATCCCAAGGCAACGATAAAATAGGCATAGTCATGATGGAATATAGAGCGCGTGCAGTACCATCGTTTTTCCGCATCTTAACAAAGTCAGCAATCTTTAATTTACTAACATCATAAGCCTCACCACCAAAAATCATGCTATTTTTTGGTGATATTCCGGTGCCAACTTCTTGATCAACAACTGGTGCTGGGTTCTTTGCAAAGTTTACGATTAGTCTGCCGATTTTCATATAATTCCATCCTTTATTTTTATTGTATTACTCTAATGCTTCATTGTATAGGTCGTCGGTCGTCTTGCCTGCGCTAGTGGCGTTCTGACTTCCAGGTGCACTCATCCATTCAGCGAATAGATACATCAACGAATCGGCTCGGTCTGGACTGACGTGTAATCGTTTTTTCATTTCTGCCTTCTCTTCAATTTTAACACCACGCCTTGTAATTTCATATCTAATGCTGGCTAATTGGCTGCATAATTCCGAACTTGGAGGTATATAAATATCGCCCGATTTGAATAATTCTGCTAAATTCCACCATAATTGGTCGCGCAACATTACGAACGTCATGCCACTTTCAACCATTGCCTTGCCACCGTTATGGATTTCAACTAAATTAGTAAACCCATCATCTTCAAGTACGTCGTAAACACCACCACCAACGCCGTCGACATCTATATAAATAGCCTCTGAGGGCTTTAACTGCTTCAAACGGCCGGCTGTTTGCGTGGTTGATTCTTTTTCATGCACTATTTGAGGCAATACGATATTACCGTAGCGCTCAGATATAACAGTTTTATCGTCGCCATACCTTGCTGGGTCGGCGCTGGCGTAATGTGGAGCCTTCATTAGGCTTGGATCGTGCATAAACATTTTAATCTGCTCTTCTTGCGCATTTATATCAGCATCCCAGTCAATATATTTAGAAACCATTGCACGCTTGCGCTCTGGTGTCATTGCCGCCTCAATTAAGTTGAGAGGTATAAGCGTGTTGATTTCAGCCGATGGAAACTGGCCCAAACAACGCGACTGAAATAGCGGTGACTCAACGCCCCAACGAGTAACTTTATCTTTTACCCATTGAGGAGTAATTAAATATGGGGCCACGATTTCGATAGTATCCATGTCGGCTTCCATTAAATCATCTATTGATTCAATACCGTTATTTGTAAAATTAGGTGTATCAAAGCAACTAATTGCTATCCTGTGGGCCGTAGCGTCGCTGTGTTGGCTTTCGTAGAACCGACCGCCTAGAGTTGTCGGGTTTCCAATCATAAGCATACGTGCGCCCAATGACGACATAATAGCGTCGGCTGCCACGTAGATATCCTCACTCACACCGGCCGCTTCGTCGACGATAACTAGAATATAGCCGCTTTTAGGGTGGAAACCTTGAATTTTATCTGGATCATCCGAACTAATACCGATAGCATACCAGTCCTCGGTTTTTTCTAGCCTGGTCTTTAATACGCGGCCACCGAGCGGACGTTTAGCGTTTTTGTGGGCCGAGCGTATATAACGCCAGATGATATTTTCAACCTGTCGGAATGTCGGAGCGGTTGTAATGACAATGCTGTTAGGATAGGCATTCAAAAACCACAAAGCAACGTCAGCGGCAGTGAATGATTTACCAATACCATGACATGAACGGACGGTTGTAATCGGGTTTTTACGAACGCTCTCGCATATTTCTATCTGTTTTGACCAAAGAGTGTCGCCAATGAACTCCTTAATATAGTACGCAGGGTCAGTCTGCGCTCTAAACGTCATTTGCCTAATTATCTCTAACTGATCAAAGTTTAGCGCCTGCATCTTTATCTGCCTCCATAACGGCCAGCATTAGATCGGTCCACGATGCCATATCTTTTTCACCGTCCGCCTCTTTAACTCCACGAATTTCAGTTGGCAAACCAAGCACTGTGCGTTCGCCATCTATAGCCTTACTTAAAGCGAATACGATGCCGTTCAAATCTTTTATTGGTATTGGATTTTTGCCAGCAATAGTCGCATGTTTAATCATTTCGTTATAAACAATGTTTCTGGCGTTTTTGAACATTTTTATATGCTCTTGGTTGGTCTTGCTAATCAATTCAGCCTGGCTATCCTCAAATTTTTCAAGTCCTTTTTTACCCAACTCAAACCGACGTTCTACCCAATTATTCGCTTTAGCATAATTCTCAACAGTACGAACATTAATTTTATATTTTTCAGCAATTTGCTTATATGACATGGTCGTATCTGATAAATAGTCCTTTTCAGCGTTAATAACATCCCATTTATAAATAGGTTTTTTGTTTACGCTTCGTGGAGTTTTTTTAGATACTTTTTTGACCATTTTATTTACGTCCTTATTTTTCCCAATCGAAACCGTTACCGAAGTGTCCATATTCTGCTGTTTGTGAATAAATCGGACGACGTAGATTTAGAAAATAAATTATTCCGTTTGGCGACAAATCATATCCGGTTATTTTTTCAGATTTACCATCAATAATTACCGTTGCCTCTACAGGTTCATTATATCCTATTGCGTAAGCTAAGCGCACAAACACCTCTTTGGCGCTTCGCGCCTTTAGGTAATCCACTGCTATCCTGCGAGCCATATACGCTGCAGAACGATCTACCTTGCTTGGATCCTTGCCACTAAAGCAACCACCGCCAATAGGAATTGATGGCCCATAGTTATCGACAGCAAGTTTACGTCCTGTTAGGCCAGTATCTGCTTCAAAGCCTCCAATATTCCAATCGCCTGCTGGGTTTACGTGTAAAACATAATCATCAGCCACCATAGCTAGATCATTACGACCAAGCCATGACAATACTACATGAGTTAGCTCTCGTTTATTTACATTTTGCCAGCTAGCAACTACTGATTGAATTTCATTATTTTCATTGATAGTAACTTGCGTTTTACCATCATACGGATATTGTTTAAAAATATGACGATTAAGTTCACGCGATATTACAACTTCGGTAGGTAGCATTTGCTGGGTTTCGCTGGTGGCATATCCAATCATTATGCCCTGATCGCCGGCTCCGCCGGTATCGACACCATTGGCGATTTCAGCGCTTTGTTTAACCACATTCACTTGAATGCCATATTTATCGCCAACAATACCTTTTGCTATCGCACGAATGTCGACGTTCGCTTTGGTGGTAAGCTCGCCGGTTATTGTAATAATTCCATGTCCGCCCATTGTTTCAATAGCCACTCG